CTACTAGGACTTTTGCCATTTTTTCCATTGCACCACTCCTGGTAGTTCGGGAATATCTACATCATCCAATGTCTTTAACGACAAGGCACGAAAATCTGTCCATTTCTTTTGATACTTTGCTTGCTCACTTGCAGGTACATAGCCATAGACTTTGCGCCACCGAATTGTAATATCTGTAGAGCTAGGGGTATAAATATAATCACCATCGTCTAAAGCTCTTGCTACTTGCCTTGCTTTTTCAAAAAACTTATTTGCCATATTTTCTCTCCGACTCTCGTTTTAAACAATGTTCGCACTTCCATCTCATTACAGGGCGAACCCGACTGCCTACTGCTACCAGCTTAAAACCAGTTTTTGGTCTATCAGCCTGACAAGAACTACACCACTTTTTTTCCATCCCATTCTTCCTTCATATAACCATATTCCGAAACATCTACTACGGCTGTGAGCTTTAAACATACATCGCATAGGTCTATCCATGATCTGTGGTTCTCCGAACTCTTTAGTGGATGTGTACCCCAAGCCTTACCGCACTCAAAGCACACATTGTCTGGCTGCTCATCAGCTAGTCTCACTCAGTTCTGCCTTCCGCTTTTCTTTGGCATCGTTTACCTTCTTTAGAGCCTCTTTGTCTTTTGCAACTTCTTTGTACGCAGAGGCAAAGTTTGCTTTTAGTTCTACAAGATCGGTAGACTTAACAATCTTTTCTACAAGGCTTGTAGAGTCTATTTCAACATCATCCCATAAATCTTCCCCGACATAAAGAGATAAACCAAGACCATGTAGAGCAATGGCTTTAGCCAGGCATCTCTGCATAGCGGTATTAACAGCAAACGCATCTGGGTTAGGTACTGCCTTATTGCGATAGTCCATGACAGGTAGCTGCGAGGTCATCGATTTACCAAACGCATTGACTGTGCAGAACACCATTACAGTCTCACCAAACAATACAGGCTGACCATATGACCAAGTAGCTTGTGGGTCATGTTGTAGCAATGTATCCACCGCCCATGCCCAAGAAAGGTAGCTTAGTCCATTCTTCTTGTCAATTTTGTCAGATACATCTACATTACGCAGTTCTAAATATTTACTCATACATACCCCCTATAAAAGTTCATCTTCAATATGATCGTGAACTAAAAAATAAACTGCACGACCAAAGTTATGCCAATCACCTTTCTCTGCGTACTGGCGATACAACTCCCACTTCTCAGCACCCTTCTTACTTTCTACTGCTTTACCAAGATACTCTACAAAGTTATCTACATCAAGCACATCGCAGTCAGCACCCTTCTTCATATGGTTTTCCCACAAATACTCTTGCTCACTAAAAGCTGGTCTGCTCTCAAAGTCAGGCATAAAGTTATCTTTCATGACACACCCCCTGTTTTCCAAACATACACAAACATCGCTGGTGCAAGCATAAGGATAGCTGCCACAGCACCCCAAAATATATCTTTCCACTCACCTTTAAAGTCTTTCATAATTCCCTTTCAAGAAATAAGCAACATTGCTTATGTAGAACTATACAGATATTTGTAGAATAATTACTAGGTACTTTCCCTAATATGTAGATTTATCTGTATTAGGTGTAGAATCAATGTTCTACAAAAGGAGAAGATATGGATACTGTTGCGAAAACCCAACACTTTGACAAATTACTAGAGGTATTCGGTAGTTTTAAGGATATAGCCGATAAGTTGAGCATGAAGTATGTAACTGTCTATGCCTGGTCAATGCGGAACAGCATCCCCAAGAAACACCACCAAGCCATCATAGAGGCATCTGAGGGCAAGATAACAGCAGAAGATTTTGCCTAACTACAATCAGCGTACAAAGGCTCTATACGAGTCTCAGGGATATAAATGCGAAGTGGTCGAGTCCTACAATTCCTTTACAAAACGAAAAAAAGATATGTTTGGCATCTTAGACATGGTGGCTATTGGAAACGGAGAGTCTTTAGGCATACAAATGACATCCAAAAGCAATATGTCATCCAGAATTAAGAAGATTCAAGAAAGCGAATATCTCCCTGAGCTTATTAGGTCTAAGTGGAGAATTATCGTTATTGGCTGGTTTAAGAAACCAAATGGGAGGTACGACTTTAAAGAATTTGAGTTTTAGTTTATAATTACATTAGCAGATTGATACCTGTATAGTTTTAACCCATGCCTAGACCCTATAGGGTAGCTTTGAGCATTTAGTAAATACTGGCATGGGAATTTACTAAGTGGTATCAACTTAGAGCTACCTTATGGGGTTTTTCTATTTCTGCTCGCACTCCAGGCGAAACATAGTGCTTATATCGGCAGCGTGGAAAAAAAGATAGGCTCACTACTAAGATGGCAAGCCTCGCAGACTTAAATGGGTACTGCACAAATTTGTAGATCAAGGGTGATATATAAGTCTACAAATGATTGAACATTAACTTAGGTAGGACTAGTCTAGTACAGATGGGTCAGGTTGATAATGCTTATCACCTAAAGTAGAGTATTGTCTAAAACTTGTGTAATATAAACAACACCTAATGGTATTTAAAGTAACAAATATGTTAAGTTATAGGGAAAGGGGAAAAAAATGATTATCAAATCTGAGTTCTGGTATATTCTACAAAAGCAAATTGAAGCAAGAAAGAAAAAATGATCTTGGTAAAATGGCTTGGCACAATACTCTGTCTTATAGGGATTGGGCTTACCTCTGTCAATATCTATCCTGCAAACATATTCCTCAGTTTGATTGGTAGTGGACTGTGGACTATTGCAGGTATATACCAAAGGGATATACCACTAGTTTTAGTAGAATCAACAGCAGTAGTTATGTACTTTTTTGGATGTGTTTTATACATCTCTTACGAACTTTCTAAATGGTTTTAATATGCATTGGAATCATAGAGTGGTAGACTTTTCAGAAGAAAACAATGGAGAGCCTTGGGTCGAGGTATGCGAAGTCTTTTACAATAAGAACCATGAGCCTTATCTGTACACAGCTAGAGGTGTTGGTGTCATGGGAGAAGATATAAAGGAAGTAAAGCAGAGCTTATTTAGAATGTTAGATTGCTTGGATAAGCCAGTTCTTATGAAAGCAGATTTTAATAAAAGCATAAAGGTGTGGATGGATGAAGATACAAGTCAAGATTCTTAAAGAACTACCAGATGGATCGGCAGAGGTCGAACTTAAGATGGATAAGGCAGGGCATAAGTTTATTATGCAAGCAGGGTTTACAGCAGTAATGGAAAGAGCAATAAACGAAAGGAAAAGGGATGAGGTTCGAGAACTTTTGGCAGCAATACCCCAAAAAGGTTGGAAAGCTAACAGCAAAAAGATCGTGGGAAAAACTAAGTCTAGACAACCAACAAAAGGCACTAGAGGCAATAGTAGAGCATCGTAAGTATTGGTCAGCAAAGGGTACTGATTGGGAGTTTATCCCTCATGCCTCTACTTGGCTAAACCAAGAGAGGTTCGAGGATGTGCTTGTAATCGAGCAGAAAGAGAACAAGCGACCACCCTTACCTTGGTATGCAAGCGATGAACTTACTTTAGTCAAGGGCAGAGAGTTAGGATTAAACCCATATGCAGGAGAAACTTTTGCCCAATTTAGAGCCAGACTTTCGGCTAAGATCGGCAGTACGGCAACTCTGTAAGTGGAGAGCAGCTTGGGGTCTGACTAAATGGAGAAAGTATTTATCAGACCATACGATAGATAAAGACCTATTAATCCTCTACGGGGAACAATGGTCTAAAGGGAATAAAGGGGAATGGGGAAAATGGATATAGATCCAACAAAAGCAGTAGAGTACATAATGAAGTATTCAGGAGATTTTGCTAAAGCCAAGGCAAACAGAATCTACTTAGAAAACTTCCTAAAGTCTAAGCGCAGTATCCTTATGTCTAAGTCATCGGCTAAGTCTGTCGCAGCAGCCGAGGTAGATGCCTATGCTGATCCTGAGTATATAAGTCTCCTAGATGGCTTAAAAGAGGCTGTGGAGTGCGAGGAGAAGATTAAGTGGATGCTGACAGCAGCACAACTCAAAGTCGAGATATGGCGCAGTTTAG